CAAATCCTTTGAACATCTCTCCACTGAACAACTTTAAATAAAGTGCTCTAGCGTCGCCTGTTGCGTTTGATTGACCCTGACGGGTTAATGAGGTATTATTACCAGTTGACTGATGAGCCATTTCTTCTATAAAGAATGTATTGTTTTACTTTCTCAGTACTGAATTTTTTTTCTCGAGTTTTTTGTGTGTCTATCCACACCGTCTAGACGGCAGAAGGTATCCTCGTAAGGGCTAATGCCAATTAGGAAGAGGTCCTACTCTGAGGTGTCTCTTCCCGCATGTGATAAAGGACATGCGACCATTCTATAAATAAGAAGAGGGAGAGCAGTACAACGACTACTCCCCATAGAGGATTAATCCGAAGACTTTTCATCTTCTTTTTTCTCCTCCTTCTCTTCAGGCTTAGGTGAAAATTGGACTGGATAAGCTACGCCAAACCCACCTTCGCTCTGGTGTTTGTACTCCATTACTTAGTTGTTTTTGTGTACTCAATACCACGATATACGTAAGTTACTTTCATGAGTAATCTCCGATACCAAGTCCCCGTTCCATGACTTGATTGCATGCGTCCCCAGAAGGGGATGAACGGACGTGGTATTATTTTTTCTTAGGGGGTCTCCCTTTCTTGGTACCATAAGTACCCTTACCTTTAGGCATAATTATCCTATTGTTGGTGCAGTTAATGCCACTTGTGTAGTCTCAGCACATGCTAAGTCAAGTGGGAAGTTGTGAGCGTTACGTTCGTGCATAACTTCAAAGCCAAGGTTGGCTCTGTTCACAACGTCAGCCCATGTTGGTACAACCTTACCGTTAACGTCAACAATGGATTGGTTAAAGTTGAATCCATTAAGGTTGAAAGCCATGGTGCAGATGCCCATAGAGGTAAGCCATATGCCAACGACGGGCCAAGTAGCGAGAAAAAAATGTAAACTGCGGCTATTATTAAAAGAAGCATATTGGAAAATTAATCTACCGAAGTAGCCATGAGCTGCAACGATGTTATAGGTCTCTTCATCTTGACCAAACTTGTAGCCATAGTTCTGCGATACATCCTCTGTTGTTTCCTTAATAAGTGAGGAAGTAACAAGAGATCCGTGCATAGCAGAGAAAAGAGATCCACCGAATACCCCAGCAACACCGAGCATATGGAACGGGTGCATAAGGATATTGTGTTCTGCTTGGAATACGAACATGAAGTTAAAAGTACCAGAAATACCAAGAGGC